TTGATGCTGTCGCCAGTCTTGGCAAGAGTTTCGGTCTGGAAAGGCCGCAGGTAGTCGATTGACCAGAAATCATAGTCAAAGAAGTACAACTGGTTAGGCAGACACAGACGGCTAGGCACAATCTTCAGCGTACCAAAATCAGTCACCAGAACATCAATGGCGTTGATAGCGGTAGCAGGAGCCGCACCCGGCGCTTCTTTCTGAAGGTCAGCAATAACCGAGCCACCAAGCGAACTAATTTTCTGCTTGAGGGAAGCATCACACATGAGATCGGTAGGCGTACCACCGTTATCAAAGCAACGCTCCATAGCAAGGTTAATCATTGCCATCGTCAGAACTACGTCAGAACCCGAAGGGCTTGCAACAGACGAGCCGTTAGGATAGCCAGCCGTAGGCGAACCTTGGTTGACGATACCAACAACAGGAGAAGCCGAACCATCAACGATGTTTGACGTTCCTGCCGAGGCAGTACCAAGCCAAGACATTACAGCCGCAGTTTTACGAGCAGTACCCGTAGCACCAGCAACAGCAAGGTCTTCAGACAGTAGCATCTTTTCCATATCGCGCTTAATTTCTTTTGCGCGTTTGGCAAGTTGATACGCCTGAGATGAACGACGGCCAGCAAAATCCACCGCCTCAGCCGTCCCACTCGTTTGCACCGCTTTATAACTTATTTGTGCATAATTACCCAGACGGCGTGGCTCTGCAACAGCAAGTGCGTTCATGCTATCGTCACCTTCTAACTGCTGGTTAGCGGCGGCGGCGGCAAGTTCATCAGTCTGCCATTCAAAGTAAGTGTTGTCACACGACCCTTTGCCCACGCTCGACATAAACGGCGTGTCCATCGGGCTGATATTGTAAATGATATTACTTAGGTCTTCCCTAATGCCAACGGCACTATAGGTAGTCCTAGTATTAGTTGCGATTGCCATAAAATGACTCCTTTATTATTATAGTTCTACATAATCTTCAAACAGACCTGCGGCATCTTCCGCTCTTCCTGTCTGCTGTAGACGTTTCATTTGTTTGGCACGTTTTGCTTTATCAGTGTCAGCCTTGTTTACTTTAGCCTTGCTACGCACTACTTTAGGTTTGTTTTTAACTTTCTTAGACCTAACCGTGTTTTGCTTTTTCTGCATATCTTCATATGCTTTGGCTTGCATAAGTACAATGATTGACCTGTGATCGACAAGTTGACTTAACTCTTCTTGTGTATATCCCTTGCTTAGAGCGAATTCCGATACGGCTTTAGCCATTGCCTGCCGTTTATCGTCTTCTGCCCACTGCGGGATAAGCCTCACCATTTTTTGATGCTCTTCTTGAACGATACGCTGATGTTCTTTCTGAGCCTCTACTTGCGCTTCCTGCTGGGCTTTTTCTTGAGATTGCTGTAGAGATTGAATGTGGTCTTGAGCCTGACGATATTCATCACGCTTAGTCAAATATTCTTCTCTATCCTCCATCTTAAGCCTTTCCCAATCAACATTCTGGAATTCCGCTAAATGTGAATAGTTAGTTTCAATTGCTTGTGCGACAGCACTAACGTACTGATCTCTGGCTTGCTGAGTCTGAGCAATTTCGTTCTGATAGTTTTCTACTACCTGATCTATCTGCTTTCGATATTCTGCAAGTTGTTGAGTTTTCCTTGTGTAATCCGCTTGTCGGGAGTAGCCTTTGACGAGTTCTTCTTCCGTGACTTCATGTTCCTCTCCGTCTACTGTTACAGTATAGAGAGTTGTCTCTTCCGAGTCGTCTTCAACTTCTTCTTCATCGGATTCTTCAGATTCATCATCCTCAGAAATTTCTTCTTCGGTTTCTTCAACCTCTTCTTCAATCTCATCAGTTGTTTCCTCTAAAGCGTCTTCAGTTACTTCTTCAGACGGCGATGCCTCCTCTTTCTCTTCCGGTTCCTCTAACGAGTCCATGAGTCCGAGTATCGCATCTTGGGCTTCAGATATACTACCGGGTGCTTTGGGTAGTTCACCTGCTAGTTGTGGGGCTGTTTGCGTATCCACCATAATAATCTCCTATATGTGGTATTCCTTAAGTTTCTTCGCCATATCTCCTGTTTCCACAATAGAAGTTATATGCAAGCGTATCCGCTCAAGGAGTCTTAATGACAACCAGATTTGTTCTCTGGCTTCTAGTTCACTGACTCCCGAAGAATGCCAAGAGTTCAGTAAATTTTTTTCTAGCGTTTCAAACGCTTCGTTGAACAACTTATCTGAGAGGAGGCGTCTAGCGTGTTCCTCTCTTAGTTCGTTACTCATATTTATCCTATAGCAATGGGTCTTTTCTGTTCTGCTTCAAGTTGTAGTTCAGCCGCTTTCAGTTGAGCCTCTACAGCAGATTCAGCCGCTTCCTGCTGAAGTTTCTGTTGTTTCAACTGTAGGTCAGCCGCTTTGATTTGCAGTTCCTGTTGTTTAACCTGCATCTCCATCATCTTTTCCTGCTCTTCTGGGTTAGGTTGTGGAGGAACCATATCCGGGTTAGTCAGGAAGTCATCGACATTCTGGAAGCCCATGTTCTTTACAAGTGCGGCTCCCATGTTGTACAGGTTCTTTTCGTTGACAATGTTAAGTCCACCGCGCATTGCATCGCCAGCAAATTGTAGCATTGTAGTCAGGTGCATCAACTGTTGGTCACGATTACCGTTACCAATCCCTACGGCAACTGTGCAGTCCATTTTGTCACGCCACATATCAGGACGGACAGGAATCCACTTGTTGCGTAGTTTAACCACACGCTCATGGTCTTGATTTTTAAGGACAAGTTCATAGATACAGCGCATTAAATCTCTTACACCAGTTTCGGCAAAGCATCGCGCTATTAACTCTACTCTGGATTGAGCGGCTGTCATTGTAGCGTTTACTGCGGTAGCCGTAGTGTGAGAGGTTAGCGCATTGTCATTAAGACCTTGGCTGTATTTGTTTACACCTGATCGTGACTCTCTCTGTTGGTCAAGATAACCTAACATCTGGAATGAGGAAGGCTCAAGTTGCGGAGTTGCCAACGGCATAATAGCATTAGGTGACTTAACTCGTACCACACCGCCCGGACGCTGGGATAGCAAATCATCCAGATTCGCTTGACCTTCAAGGACCGCGTACCGACCAAAGTTCTGGTTGTACATATTGTCCATGAGGTTCCGCATCAACGTACTCTTAATGAGTTGTAAGTCCATGATAAGGTCTGCAATAGACAACCCAAAGAACTTATGAGGAATCTTTACAGGAGTAACGCTAACGAATGGAATCTTGTCAATAGGGTCGTTGGCTATAACTTTACTGCCTACAGAACAAATCTTTCTTAACTCTGCGATACCATCGCCATCATAATCTGTTTTTAAAAATGATTCATGCAACCAATAAGTTTGCAAAGCCTCTTCATCGTCAGGAGAGCCCCAGCCTCCAAAGTACTCAGCAGACTTGTCAAACTCGTAACGACTCAATCTTTCAGATGAGAAAGCCGCCATATCATCATCACCACCACCCATCTCTTCAGGGTCAAGGTCTTCATCAGGATACATAAGACGTAACTCTGACAAAGTTTTCTTTACACGGTGGCAAACAAATCTAGCATCCTGAATATCTTTTGCTTCACGGCTGATAAGAAATTCATCAGGTGAAACATTCTCAATCTTTACACGACCTGTATACTCTGTACGTTTAATAACGACATCATGCTTTGCGCCATATTCATCGACATATGGAGTGTGTTCCATAACCTCAATGTCTGGCGACATAATTAGAAGATTAAACTCCTGCTCATCAAGACCGTTATACTCTTCACGGTTCCAGTCTTCGTAGTCATCCCACCATACTTTAACTATTCCGTTCTTTTGGAGGAGAGCATCAGTGAACCATGAATATAGGATTTCCCAACCATTGTTATCTTTTGTAAAGATATGGTTGACGTAATCAGTGGCCTGTTCTGCCGACTCTACATCTTCTGGTCCATGAGGCTCAAATGTAACCATTTCATCACCACTGGCAAACACACGCATCAGTGATGGTTTAATCCATTCGATAGTATCCATAACAGAAGAATCAACGTACTGACTTCTTCCTTCTACTTCATTACCAAACGGAAGAGCATAGTAGTAATCCATAGCAGACTCTCTCTGCTTGGATATAGTATCACTATAACCTAAAGCGTCAGTGATTTCTCCCTGCACTCTGGCTAGTAGTTCTTCGTCTGTTGTTTTAGATGATGCCATATTGTTTATATTCTATTTCGTTTGTCCAAGTTGGATCACTGCTAGAAACAGCGAATCGTCGTGATAATACTGCGTACCGTGTCGCACTCATTAGATCGTCTTTAAACGGAACAACCTTGCCGCCCTTTCTGTGATACATTCTAAACTCTTCAAACCAGTCTGTTAATGTGTTAAACACATGGAATCTACCTGACTCCATATACTGCAACATATCCATCAGACCTTCTTCTACGGAATTACCGCCTTTGTTCTGTCCGAGGGCTGGAGGATTGGTAAAATGCTCCAACATCATATTGCACCCAAGGCTCCTGTATTGGTCTGCAAGACCCGGATTGCCCATGCTGTCTCTCCTATTGCCATCGTGAGGATACGCAATAGGGACGCTCTCAGAGCGTGTCCTGATGGATGCGGCGTGTACTGACGGTGATGCTTTGGATTGTCGGTAACAATCGTAGATATATAGTTCATCCTCGTCTTTGTCCCAAGCCACCCACACTACAGCAGTAGGATGGTCCCATCCAAAGTCTATTCCTGCTATACGAGGCCAGTGATCCTCTAACTGCATGGGATCAATCATTATTTTGTCTTCCTGTACCGGGAAAACAAGGCCAGAACCAATGCTGGGACGGCCATATCGCCTCATTTCTCTCTCATGTGGGGAGTAACTGGAGAGAATCTGTGCCATAACAGACTCATTTAGGTGGCCTGAATTACCTTTCATAGAGGTAACTGCCTCTGAAGCATCATCCCAAGTGGCGTTTGTCAAGGATTGACCGGGCTGTAGGTTGTTCATAAACGATGCAACAGTCTCGGTCATGCCCGATTCTGGTGTAAATGTCATGTAAACCATGCCTTTACGGTCCAGTGTTCGGGTTACAGCCTGTGAATATAACTCTCTGGAGGGTTCCTCGTCAAGCCATATACAGTCTACACTGCGTCCCTGCCACTTGTCAACACCCATTTCATAGGCTTTGAAGTGTAAAGAAGAGTTCCCC